ATTATAGTCAATACTGTCCATCTCAAGTCTCTCACAACCACGATAAAGCAAGCTAGACTTGTCCATGGGTGTAGTCAACACATTGCCAATGGCAACTGGGGCAGTAACACGTTGCGTACGTGTGGTGCCGGTACCTTGTCGTTGTGTTCGTCCTTTGCGTGCGGTCTTCCGACCGCCGGCCTTTCGGCCGGTTTTACGAGGTGGTTTAGGGGCCATCCCGATCAGCAGGGCTTATGCGCCAATTATGTTGTAATATGCGTGCTTCCAATATTTCCTGTTCCTGAGGAGTAATATCGAAGGCCAAGGCATAACTGATCCGTGCCGCTGATGTTATGGTCCTATTATCTTTAACTTGGCGAGCCAGGATATAGGAGTATTCATCGGATCGGTCCACCAGAGGTGCTTTGACATCTGCAAACTGCTTATCCAAGGAACGAGCGATAGCGTCGAGGAGCGGAATACCTAGTCCCAACGCAAGCTCGCAGTCTGCAACACCTCGCGCATAAGCGTCCCATGCTTTACCGCTATACCGTCGAATAGTATAGGGAAGACGATTCAAGACTCTGCGAAAATCCCGAACCATCATCCAGCCATGAGATGTGAGGACCGGACGTGCTTGACAATATTGCACGCCTTCTGGCGACAAAGCTTCACCTTCCAGCTTCGTTGTCATTCCCCACTCGCGAAATTGCTCATAGCTCGGCATGGTGAAATCGAGGGGGATTGTCCCCCAACAATCGTCACCGTTGACGCAGAAACGGAAGCATGGGTTGTTGTTAAGTAAGTTTCTTGCGCCAAACGCGTACAGCACCAAACTGTTTATGATGGAGTTGCCAAGGCCGGTGTTGAAGTCGCCTGACATGCGACCCGGCCATTTCCGAGGCGTATCACCATCTTCGATATACTCACGTATTAGGTATGTAAGACGTTCTGGTGTGTCTTTCTTAAACGTGTAAGAATCGTCCTTGGTGAAAATAACCCATTTGCGTATGGCGGCATCCAAATCGATAGTATCGAATCGGAAACCGCCTGTCAGGTACACACGGTTGTTAGTTTGCAGGTCGAGCATTTGCTTGAGCTCCGGGTCATTTTGGAAGACCCAAAGATATAGCTGGTGTTCAAGGTTCAAAAGCTCACCTGAAATATGCGAATCGAAAGCGGAGTGGTCGAGCATAAAATAGCGACTGGCGGTATCGTCAGCTTTGACAATCTCATCGGCAGTTTGATACTGATTTAGGGATTTGCCATAGATGCGAGTGCCGTGGTACTCCAACTTGTACAACTCGTGTTCCAGGGGGGCCAAAAACGTTGCCAACTGAGCACAAAAGCGCTCATCTCGATGTTGTATCAACCGGCTGGGTTTATGCGCCTCTCCGTCGAATTCAGTGACTAGCTGAGGGCCTTTTTCATGTTTGATAAAAGCCTTTACAAAGGCATCCTTTGTGCTGATCTCATCTTGCTCAAGGCTCCGAAAAGCCCGAGCATAGGTGGCTTTCTTAGCAGGTGCCCGCGTTGCGACCACTTGCTCAGGTGACCATCTTTCGATAGATCCAGGATAGATACCTTGCTGTCGACACAATTTCTTGAGCCACGTAAGAGCTTTGTTGAGCTCTGTTAAACCTCGAGTACTTGGATAGGGTAAATCGAGTTTGTAGTGTCTCCTCTTCATTGCGTCAATCACTGAGTGACGGCAGTTCTGGTGCGATACGTTGTGTGGTTCTCTCCCGAGTTCAGATGTGGTGAAGGGATGCAAATAGGTGGTAACCACACGCTGTCGGCATGCATCCTTTCGACCATCGTCATCACTGACGATTTGCAGGTTCATGACATTGCATTCATTCTCATTAACAGTCTGCTGAGTATGTTGAGAACAAATGCATGTCAATGCTGCAAGCCCCTATTTGCCTTTTGGCTTGGGCAACGAGACGCTTCGGCTAGTGAACGGTATTAGGATCTTCTTGCCGAGGAATCTGAAGCCTCTCTTATGTCGTCCGAGATCACCGGACGCAAGCTGCGTCAACGTA